GGAGGCTGCGGTGGTGGTTCAGGCTCTAGTAATACATCTACACCTACAGGAAATATTGGTGGTAATGGAGCACCTCGTCAAAACTCTAATGAATATAATGGTGGCGGTGGTGGAGGTATGGGTTCTGATTTAACTGGTGATAATGGTGGATATGGTGGAGGAGATGGTTTTGCATTTAAAAGTGTAAACTATGCAGCAGGTGGTGGTCAAGCAGGTTACTATGGCTCAGGTGGCGGTGGTAACGTAGGCAATACTAACGTTGGTGGTAACGGTGGTTGCTCTCCTCAAAATGGACAAAGCTATGGTGCAGGTGGAGGTAGTAGAAAGAATGACTGTAGTAATAACTCAGGTGGACACGGACACTACGGTCGTATGTTAATTCTTAAATACGAAGAACCAAGTCTTGCAGGTAATGTATCTCCTGTTAAAAAGGTTAAGAAGCTCTAATGATTGTACAAATAGGTTCTGACAACGTAGTAAAAAATATACTCGTTGGAGAAGAAGTAGATACTTGGATGACTGAAGAAAATCCTGATGATACTTTTACAGTAGCACCTGCTAGTAATTTAGTTGTAATAGGTGATGTATGGTTTCCTGAAAAAAAAGTAACAAAACCTGCAAATCCTCGATACCCAAGTTGGACTTGGAATGAAGCAGAATGGCAATACTTACCACCAGTTACTTATCCTACAGATGAAATAACAGTAGACCAATGGTGGGATTGGGATGAAGACGCATATCAAGCAGATAATAGTGACCCTAACGTATGGGTATTGATTACTGAAACACCACCTGAATAACAAATATAGGTGGAGTATGTTATTTAATAGATACAAAAAATCCAAAGTAGTTTACGCAATAGATAGAAACTACAGTTTTCCTAAAAGTATATTTAGTGAACCATATTTATACAACCAAAACACTTATGGTTGTCCTGCTGTACAGATAGTAAACAACAGATTATATGCAGTCAATGGTCCTTTAGATATTAAATGGATATACAATCCTGTAACAGATTCAATGGACACAGAGTTTACAGGTAGCAATACAGCAAGTGGATTAGGTGATGATGTTTATAATTTTATTAATGTTACTAAACAAGAAATCAATGGCATTACCACGCTGCAATGTATGATACCCTACACATTTTTTACAGATACAGAAGGTATAGAACTATCTTTACTTCCAGGCACAGACTTACAAATGAATAACTGTACCTTTATATCAGGTTCCTTCAATATATATAGTTGGAATAGAACATTGAACTTTGCTATAGAAGTAACAGATAAGAACAAACAAGCTAGCTTTGAGTGGAGTGTAGATAAACCTTTTATGCTTTTATATTTTAATAAACCTGTGGATGTAGAGTATAAACTTATGACAGATGAAATGTGGGCTATGTGTGAAGAAGTAAAGAATATAACAAAACTTAGAAACAACACTACTAAAATATATAACACAGTATTAAAAAGGAGACCTAAGAAGTTACTATGAAATTTACTGTTACACCTACAAATAAATCGTTAAATTGGATGGTAGACTTACATCCAATCATTGCTGCAAAAGAAGCTCCTCCTGCTTGGTGGAAGACAGTTAAACGTGACAGTCATATGGAAAGCCTAGCTGCTGTAGGTAACATAAAGACTTGTCCTGCTATCAGAGATATTATTAACTATGGTTATATAATGCCATCTTGGTCTTGGATTGAATTAACTAGAACTGAAGAAGATATTACTTGGGCTATTGGACAGGGTCCACAACCTGCATTAGAAGGACACTCACAAGGACAAATAGAGGGTTCTCCTATTACTCCTATTAAGGGAGGAGGTGTGTTTAAACTTACATCACCTTGGCATTTTAAAACAGAACCTGGATGGGCAGTAATATTTAATGACCCATTTTGGCACTATAAAGATAGACCTATTAAGTTTTTACCAGGACTTGTAAGAACAGATGCATATGGTCAAGTTAACTTTCCATTTGAAATAAACAAACCTATGGAAGTAGGAGATGTAATGCAGATAACAGAGGGTACTCCTTTAATACATATATCAGTTGTACCTATAGATGACACATTTGAATTAGATGTATCTAGAGCTACAGATGAAAGTGAAATAATTTATAATGAAGAAGCATCTAAATTAATTGCTACCAGTAGAATGTACTATGATAAAGCAGTAAAGAAACACGATAATGATAGAAGCACTGGATGAATGGATAATAGATAGTGAGTTTGTTAAGAATCCTCCTGATTATGATTTGCTTCCTGACCCTTACACAATAACTTACATAGACGGTGATACATTACATAAAGCTATAGAGTTAGCCAAGAAAGATAAAAGCATAACAATAGATAGCACTCACGCAGATTATGTAGAATTGCTTATAAACCTGTTGGAGAGTATGATATAATCCCATTTATGGATTTCATTATTGTGTTTTTTTTAGGCTATTATTTTAAAGACTTGAGTTCGTATCTAAAAAGATTAGCTAATTATAAATCACAAGAGTGGGATTGGATTAGCTTTGAGAAAGATGACTTACCATAATGAATAATGGCAATGGCTTTACACAGAAAGAAATGCTTACTTTAATATTGGAAGGGCAACAAGATATAAATAAACGCATAGATGAGTTACACGAAAAGGTTAATCAAAAAATTTCAAGACAAGAGTTAAGTGGTTGGTTAGTTGCAATCTCGGCACTGGTGGTGTTAATCAATAACTTAATGTGAAAAAGTTATTAGCTGTTGTAGCTGCAGTATTACTAATAGCTACTCCTGTATATGCTTATCATACTGAAACACAAACACCTTATGATATCACTAACACAATAAACAATGATGGAAGTATTACAGTTAGTTGGCAAGAGAGTGATGGATTAGAAGATAACCAACCTGAATACTACATAGTTTATATAGGACTTACAGAAACTGCTGATGATGTATCAGAACAAACAACCTTTGGTTTTACAGAAGCATTGTCCTGGCAGAGTTACACATTTACAGCAGAGTATTTATACAACGAGTTGTCTGTAGATAATCAAAAAATATATGCAAAAGTAAAAGCATTCCACGATACTAATGGTACAACTAGCGACTTTACACCAGTTGAAAGTGTATTATATAATTATGATTATGTACCTGATACAACGACAACTAGTTCGTCAACAACAACGTCCACCACGTTACCTGCGGCAGAAGATGTGGTCGAAGATAATGTCACTACGTACTTGGCTTGGGACGAAAATGGATGTGAGCACCCAGGTAATCCTTTATCGTATAAACAATATTTGGAAGCCGTAGAGAGTGGAGACTGGTATGGATATCAGCCTGGTGATTGCACCGATATACCTGATGATGTTATTGTTGTTATCGAGGAAGAAGAGATAGATGAGTTGGACGAAGAGATACTTCGAGATGACGACTTCGGAGAAGAAGAAATTCAAGAAGAACTTGAGGTCGAGGATAGTGAAGAACTCACCGAAGAAGAACTAGCTATTATAGAAGCTGAAATTTTAGAGGAAGAAGAAGAACTTCTAATACTAGAAGAACTAGAGGATAGCGTAATACCTCTTGATGATTTATCCGAAGAGGAGATAGAAGAGCTTATAGATATAATACAAGAACTAGAAGACTTAGAAGAGTTTATAATAGAGGAAGAAATTATAGAGTTAGATATACCTGACGATATAATAATTATAGAAATAGAAGAGGAAGAAATTGAAGAAGAAATTATTATTGATGAGACCGATATTTTACCTGAGACTGATGAAGCAACAGAGGAAGTTTTGGATGAGCCAGTACAGGAAGATGTTGAAGAAGAACCTGTAGAACTTACTGAAGAAGAAATAGCTGTTGAGGTAGCTGAAGTAGAAGAGGTTATCGAATCTATTGTTGTTGAAGAAGCTACTACCGAAGAAGTTATTGAAGTACTTGAAGAAGTAAATGACGTAGGTGTACAAAATTTAGAAGATGTATCTGAAGAAGTACAAGAAGTTGTACAAGAAATAGTAGAAGATGCTATAGATAATGTTGAAGAACTTACAGAAGAACAAGTTGAGGTTGTTGCTGAAGTATTACAAGTTGAAACTGAAGATGTTGAAATCATTGCAGAGGCAGTTAAAACAGATGAAGCAGTAGCTGAGGCTGTAGAAGAATATGTAGAGCGTGCTGTAGAGAATGCAGACGTAGAAAATTACACACTAGCTGACGTAGTTACTGAAGTTCAGTTTGAAAATTTTATAGAGAATCCAATAGAAACACTGGTGGACATAGACCTAAAGGAAATAAACCTTTCTGATTTGTCAGGTGATATGACATCTGACCAAAAAGAAAAAGCACAAGAAGTTGTCGTGCCAGTTATCCTAACTAGAATAGCTAGTATGGCAGCATTTATATTTAGGAGAAGTTAATGATTAAGAAATTATGGTCTTGGTTTGTTGCTGCAATAAAAGAAACTTTAAATCTTTCGTGGACCCTTGTGGGGCTAGTGATTGCGACACTTACACTTACTGGAAGTGCACAGCAAATTACAGGATTAGCTACTATAATTACATTAGCCGTATGGTTGTTAACCATAGGCTTTAGAAATTAAGGAGATATATGTGTATGGTAACCACTGAAGAAGATGGTTCGTTTATACAAATATGTAACTGTAAGAATGGAGGCTTAGGTGAAGCTAACTGTAGTTAGAACACAATTCGGAACAGACGCAACTAATGGAATACTATTAGTTGATGGTCAGTTTGAATGTTATACACTAGAAGACCAGTACCAAGCAGTAAAAGTTATGCACGAAACTTGCATACCTGAAGGTACATACAACATTAAGTTTAGAAATGTTGGTGGTTTTCATACTAAATATAAAGAAAGATATGGTGCTGCACATTATGGTATGTTGCATTTACAAGATGTACCTAACTTTACTTATATACTTATACACGCAGGAAACACAGACGAGCATACCTCAGGTTGTCTTATTGTAGGAGAAACTCAACAAGACTTAGATATAAGTGATGATGGGTTTATCGGACATAGCGGCAAGGCGTACTCAAAACTATATAACAAGGTAGCTAAAGAAATGTTAATAGGAAAGAGTGTATCCATTCAGTACACAACTATAACTAAACTATTAGAGAAGCCATTATCAAATGCTTCTACTGATGATGTTGTATTAACAAGAACTGTTATGGAAAAGCTAGAAGAAATAAATGGCAACGTTATACAAGGCAATGCTATGTTGAAAGGTAGATTAATTAGATAATGTTTGAGAAATCAAAAAGAGCAAGAAACCAAGACGGCACGTTCAAGAAGGATGTGGGGTGGACACCTTGGTCCGAATCGTGGGAGTATAAAATGAGTAATGACTTAAAAGATATGCTTGAGCGTGTGGTATGGACATTCATAGAAGCCTTCATTGGTGCATTAACAATAGCACCACTTGTAGGTGTTGAAGCTGAAACAGTCCAGTTAGCTGCCCTCTCAGGAGGTGCTGCTGCACTCGCTGTCGTGAAAACATTTGCCGCTAAGAAAATTGGTAAAAGTTCTCAACCAGTAAGCAAGTAGTTTAATAGCAAAGCCGAGGGTGTTATCCTTTCTACCTCGGCTCTTGCTTAGTTACATTTGTGGTATTCAATAATTTCTTCAAAACAATCTTGACAAAAGTATTCCATACCAGGTACGGGATGTGACATTAGAAAGGTGCTTCGCCTTCTTTAATATCATCTAATGATTTAGGCTCAGGTATAGACATACCGTTAGACACTGCTGCAAAATCTTGCCAACTCTTTGGTGTAGCTTTGTTATCCATCCACCAAGACTTAGCGAATACTTTACCATCTACAGTATCTCCTGCAGTACAGTTACCCATTAGCGTACATCTAAAGTCAGGACTTCTTTGTGTTGTTTTTTCTGCATCAGTAAAGTATTTAACAGAGCCACCACACGGACATAAAAGACCCGTATCATCTATAGCTATTTCACCAGTAGGATGTTTATCTCCTTGACGTTCTCCATATCCTGCATCTGATATAGCTTTAACAGGGCTACCTTCAACAGGTTTAGATACTGGTACAGATTTCTTAGGGGCGGGTTCTGAGGTTTCATTGCCTACCTTATTCATCTCTTCTCTACTTGGGCGTTTCTTATCTTTGCCTTGATACTTCCAGTTAGCTAATGCTCTACCTATGGCAGATGTCTCACAGTTTTCAGCCCAAGCATCTTTATTAACAGGTCCACCTTGACCTTTAGTTTCTTGTGCTATACCTGTAGAGATTGGTAATACTTCTTTTGCGTCAGTAAATATCTCTGCTTTGATTGTTACAGAAGTACCATCATCAGTGATGTGTACAACGTTAGTTTCTATTCTTCCTTTTGGATAATCTGCCCAAAATAATTTGAGCCTATCTTCCACCATTTCATATTCTTCTAAATTGAATCTTCCCATAATTCCTCCTTATTATTTATGTTTTATTATTCTACTATTCTTCTAAGTTTACTAGATATTCTGCAGTCACGCCTTTGTTTGGTTTAACAAATAAGCAGAATTGCGAAGGTCTACCCATACTTGCTAGTTGTTCTTGTGCAAATGTATTATAACTTTCAGTACTTCCATTAACCCACACACGCGTATCATTAATATACATTGTTGTTGGTGTGTGATAGTGACCACATACTGCGTGTGTAAAGTTTTCCATTAATCCATTTGCTGCTAATGCTTTCCAACCTAGTATTTTTTTATTGTATCCATACCAAGGTATACCTGCGTGACCTCTAATTTGGTCACCGTGAAAGCACATAAACTTAGCCTTAACACCTAGGTTTGCAACAAGATACCAGTTACGTTCATTACCTCCATCAGGAACTATGAACTTTATACGTGGTTCATTAGTAAACATTGTCTCTAGTATTTTTCCTAACATACGGTCAGCATTAGTTTCAGGGTTGTAATCTCTACGTGAACGACCACCTAATGCTCCGTGATTACCAATCACCCAGTAAACTTCTACTTCTTCAAATTCGTGTAGCAGTATTGAGAAAAATTTATGCAGGATACGTGGACCATCTACAGTAACTTGCCTGTATAAACTTGCATCAATCAAGTGAGATTGCCCAGGAAAAATTAATTCACCTTCCACTATGTCACCTAGGCATAGTACTGCAGCCTTACGTATGGGGTGATGAGCTCTTTGAAGACGGGCTAGTTCTGAGATTTTATGTGCGTATCTTACAACTCTCTCTTCTGCTTCTTTCGTGGAATACGTAGGTGTAGTCTTAGCTAACTGTATGTCTGATAACAGTGGTACACATAGCTCTTCTCCTACTTTCTTTCGTGTTCTAGGTGGGGGTTTAACTGGAGGTAGGTCTAAAGATATTATACCATCTTTGACTGCAGTATATACTGCGTCAATTAGGTCAGCTTTCTTATCCTTAAGTTTGTCAATCTTCTTGAGTAATCTTTCATTGGTAGCTTTCAACTCAGCATATTTGCTGTCAGTAACTTCCGCGAGAAGTTCTGCTACTTCCTCTTTAGTTCTCTTAACCAATTTCTAACCGTGACTGCAGTAATCTTTATATCGAATTGTTCTTCTAGTATATCCCCGATTGTTACTGCGTTTACTTGCTTGCCTTGCTTTATTAATTCTTCAATGCCATCTAAAAATTCTTGCACTTCTGATGATACATTTTCGTACCACTTTCCCGAATGTGAAACGACTTTATTGAGAAGTTCGTTTATATCTTTACTCATACGTATAATACTAACAGAAGTTTGCGAAAATGTGCAGAAAATAAAGAAACTATACGCACGCGTAAGGAAGGCAAAATTTTTTTCGTGTAATACACACGCGTATAAAGACCAAAAAAAAAGGGGACACGAGCACTTGCGTGTCCGTATCCCCTTCAATGTGTTAAGCACAAAGTGAGTAAAAGCCTAACACATATAATAATATATTAAGCTCTCACTTGTTAAGCATTTTTGTACTTCACAACCCACTCTTTAGCTTTCTTTATATTTGGAATAGGTATAATATTTTTCAATGCAATAATTCTCATACAGTCAGTAATCAATTCGGCTGAACAACTTACCTCGCCATACTTTGGATTAGCAAAGTCTATACCCGTAAACTGTAAATCGCTTACAAGTATTCTTGGCTCGGCTTGTTTTCCTAACCACTCAATAGCAGGACCATCAATCAGGTTATGGTACCCGTGGTCAGGTATGTACTTAACGTATCTACCATTCTTACCAACCACACGTAGTGTACCTTTTACTTGATTAGGTTCTTTCTCATCAGCATCACTATCACCTGAGTATATAGCTACTGTACTAGCAGGTAATGTCTCAATGATTTCTTGTACATCTTCTTCAGATAATGACATAGAGCCACTCACATCTATAAGAACTGTACCTGTTTTTCTCTTACTCTTAGAAGTAAAGACTTTCTTATCAGTCAAGTCTCTATGCATAGCTCTAGGTGAAACACCCATATCACTATACTTCTTTGACTTACCCATAAGTTTATTAGGTAAAGACTTCTCAAGCAGTGGATAAGATATCTCCATCCTTGCCCAACGAACATCTTCACCATCTCTTCTCATAGCACTAGTCATTGCATCCTGAAGGTTACTGTTGTTTGCAGATGAGAAATCATCCATCCCCATCATATCAATCTCAACATCACCTAGACCTTCCATAGTTTCACTAGGCATAGTCGCATACAAGAAGTTACTGTCTTCACACATATCGTGTAAGTATTGAGCAACTTCTTTTATCCTTGATGTAGGATATTTCTTTGCATCCTTACGAACACTCATTGCCATTTCAACTGCAGTAGCTACAATTCTGCATAGCTCAATACCACGTCTGTTCATCTCTACTTTATCTAATGTAGAGAAAGCATTACTTTGCACAGCATCTTTCATCAAGTAAGGTATATTACTTTTGTACCTTGCCTCTTGTAATGATAACCACGGGTCACTAATCATTGCTTGGACTATCAACCTCAGTGGTGAATTATTCTTGACCATATTAACAATAGCCTCTGCCTTACCTTCGTTCTCCATCCAAGCTGTATAGAATCTTAGACTTCTTGGGATGTCAAACTGTGGTAATGCTTTCTTGTTTACATACCAGTAAACAGATAACTGCACTGCCATATCTATGTAGTAAGGTTGAAGATGTTTAACACCAACCATCTTTGATGCTGTGCCATACTTAGCATCAGCAACGGCTAGTATCTTCATAACTTTGTTGTATGTTTTATTTGTATGAGTGTTAGACAAAAGGATTGGCAAAGATATATCTTTGCTGTAGTGGTCTACATTGTATTCACCCTTCTCAACCTTAACTAACCACTCACTATCTTGTAACGCGAGATTGAGTAAGCCCTTAGGCTTACTCTTTCTCTTAGCTAATTTGCTCCTAAACATCTTGTAGCTCTATAGCTTCAATAACGTCATCAGCATAATCTCTACCAAAGCACACAGTTGCAGAGCTTCTTAGGTCTACACCTGCATCTATCAACTTAGAAAATTCTTTCCAAGCACGAATAGACATAGGTATGTCATCCTCATCTCTCTGCGTGTATACTGTTCTGTAGTTCTCAGGTAGTGTAGCAATAGCCTCAGGGTGTACAGAATTAATATTAATCTTAACTCCGAACCTGTCAGCCAATGCCTCAGGTAGCATATCAGGCGTTCCATTCATAGTTGCAATAACAGTAAAACCTTTAGCAGGTTTCACAGTTTCTTTCTTGCTGTTAGGTAATGTATACCTAGCAATGTCTGCATCATCAAGGACTGCGTGAAGTACTGATGTAACATCAGGACCTGCGTGGTCAATCTCGTTGATGATTAATCTTGTACCTTCTCGCCAAGCACGTATAGCCAAGCCATCATTCCAATCATAGGTACCTGCCTCATTTGGAATATAATGACCAACCATCTCTGCTGCAGTACTATCTATAGTCAATGTAGTACTGTATACATTCTTGCCTTCAGGCACATTTACTTTTGTTGCTTGATAAGTTTTACCTGTACCAGGTTTACCATATAGTAAAATCCTGTCAGATGTACCTATCACTTTATCAAATAGTTCCCAACTATTCATAATTATCTTCTCACTTTCTTTTATTACTCTTCTTCTAACTTACTCTTTGCGTAATCGTTGAAGAACTCTTTCTCTGAATTTGATAGAAAACTTTCTATATCTTCTATAGTTGCTTTACTATCATCTTTGAACTTAGCCTCAGCTTGTTCATATATCTGTCTCTCGTATGAGCTACCTTCTGGAACATCAATCCAGGCATATGGACGAACAGTCGGTATGTTCTCCCAAGTCTCACCTGGTATGTCTATCAGAACTTGTTCCCACTTGACTTCTTTAAAATCAGTAGGATTGTTAATGCTAGTTACTGGTACAGTAGGTACATTGAACATAGCTCTTACGTGTGGCATTGTTAGTTTCCCTTGCTTGTGGTAGTGTGGCATTGCCATTACACAAGTCACAGGGTAGTTATCAATAGCCACTCTGTCTGTTATTTCATCAGCATCTTTAACACCTGCCGCGGCATCAAAGAAACCTCTACGGATATTACGATTGTAACCTTTCTTTATACTTTCTTCATTCAATGTCTGTAACACATTGGTTGTTAGCACAAGATAGTTATACTCGTGTGTCTCTACTCTATAGTTATGTTGCATATTTTTCCTCCGTTTCACAACACTCTAGGGTACAATCACCTTCCATTGTTTTTGGTGTGATGTATCCTTTGTTCTTTCCATAGCAAGTCATACACATTGCTAGGTTATCTACTACGGGTATGCGTAGTTCAACGTCTATCTCACAGTTGCACAAGTCGCATAGCCATAAGTCATCAGGCAATCCACTGTCTACTAATGTATCAATAAAGTAAAATCCATTTTGTTCGTGAACTAACTTATTCTTTTCATACATAGCCTCAGCAAATAACCTTTGCTTTCTTCTGTGGGCAATCGGATTGATTATCCACTGTATTATTTCTATCATATATTCCTCCTCTATATAGATAGCTTGTAACACACAGTACTCAGCTAGTGCCTTCATTAAAGTTTATATTATCTAGCTTTGTCCATTTTGCTTTGCATAGGGCTGTTGCTATTGTCCTATGTGCTACAAGCTATTTACTTATAGATAGCTCGTACTACACGAAACAGTGTCAGTTGCACGTATCACAGAAAGGGCTGCGTCCCGTGTAGTACGAGCTACCTACTTCGGTAGTAGGCAACAGGGCATTGTTCAAACCTACCCCTACTTGTAAGTAGCTCAGTTATGCGTTTCCGTTATGTGTAGAAACTTTCATCAGATAACGTAGTCTTAGCATATATAGATGCACTGTGTTCACTGAACTCAATGTCATCTCTGTTATCTGCTAGGGATACTAAAGCATCAATCTGCTTTACAGCATCCTCTACCTTTACATTACTTGGGAAACTAAAGTCAACCGATAGTATGTTATCGTATGACTTAGTGTTCTCATCAAAGAACTCGTATACATTACTCATTCTTCTTCCTCAGATTTCTTAGATGTAAAGTTAACTAGAAACTTTTCTATATC